CATGAGAAAAATCCAATCTTTTTAAAGTCCCGGCATCGCTGATGATTATCTCGTCAGTAGTGTCGGGGGTAGACGCAAGTGCAGTAGTGCCTGTTATAACATCTGCGTCAAATCCACCTGCTTTTATTTTTGTTTGTGCCATCTATTTACTCCTTTGGGTTGGCATCTTTTACTGCCTTAATTTTTTTAAACCATTCGCCTGTAGAATCACCTTTTCCTGCTAGCATATCCTTATATAATAAATCTAATTGGTCTCCAATTAAACCATAAGCGTTTTTACGAGTTGCACGAATACCTTGATTTTTTTGGTCAGTATTTCCTGCTGTTTCATAAGAGTTAAGTTGTGAGTCTGTTGGTTTAGCAACGCCAGATACATTCCAAACTTTTATGTAATCTCCAGAGCCATCATTCTGTAATTCAATATTATCACTATATAACTCCGCTTCTGTTTTAGAATTAGCTTCTAAATATAATTTTATTTTTGTGTGTAATCCTGCCATATTATGCTACTCCTGTAATTCTAAATCCGCCAAAGCAAGTGCTATCGGTGTAATAATTACAATTTGCCGAACCACCATCTAGTGGTTTTGTATATAATTCAACATAATCATCGCTATCTAAATCTAATATGATTGCACAAGTACCACTAAAAGTATCACCAAAAGCATTATTTCTACCATCTTGAACTGATTGAACTACTTTGCTACCATTCTTATAAATAGCTGTGTATTGTCTTTCCATATTATTTACACCTGTTCCACTACCTTGTGCTACCATTCCATAAATAAAATATTTTCCAGCTACTGCTGGTGTAAAACGATAATTTGAACTATTATCGTAAGTACCATCTGAATCAAAAGTTTCAGTATCACATTGAACTTTAGTATAAGTATTATGAGCTGTTGAAGTTGAAGACGAAGGAACAGCCGCAAATGCCGGTGTTGCTTGAATGTGTTTTATATCTAATCTTTTTAATGTTCCGGCATCGCTGATGATTATTTCATCATCGGCGGCGGGCTGTGTCGCTAATGCTGTCTCGTCTGTTATTGTTGTTGCTGTAAATCCTGCATAAGTTTTTATTCTTGAAGCCGCAGTTTTTCTAAATGTACCACCTGCTCCGTCATCTACTAAAAATAAATCAGCATCAGCAATAGCTCCACCAATATCAGTTGCACCTGTAAAAAAAGCAGAGTTTAAACTACCAGATTGAACTGAAGCCGAAGGAACATCAATAGTTCCAACACTTTTTGCTTGGTGAACAACATAAATATTATTTGTGCCAGTAGGAGGAGCGGCGGTGAATGTTAATGTTGTACCACTTACAGTGTAAGCTGAGTTAGGGTCTTGTCGTACATTATCGACAAAAACTTCTAAATCCAATGTACTGCTTGGTGCAGAGTCTAATGTGAATCCAGTTGTACTGTTGTCTCCACTAAATCTCTTACCAGCTAATGATTGAAATGCATTAGTTGTATCTAAGGGTGTCCCTACATATGCCATTCTACGTTATCTCCATTATTGACAAAGCAATATCAGCCGCAGCAGATGCTGTTAATGTCAGCGTGTCTGTTGTTTCCATCACAACTTTGTTACCTGAAAGCAACTCCAACGACCCGCCAACAGGAATCGGCGCATTAGTAACAAGTTCAACCGCTTGGTTGGCTTCGTTATTAGCTCCTGCTCTGTTAGAGGTATCTGAAGTCAACGTAACTGTCGCAGTAATTTGACCAGTAGTTGTATTACCTACCATTATACCTAGAACTACTGTTGTAGTAGAACTCGCAACTGTGTAGATAACATCAGCACTGGTAACTCCTGCTTTAGTTACAACTTTAAAAGTATTAGCCATTTATCCTCCTATTATAAATCAACCAAGGGCAATTGCAAGGGCAGTTGGGTCCTCACTTGAAAATCCTGCACTAGTTAAATACGTTTTTAAATCCGATAGTGCTACCTGCACCATCGTTCCATTATCATTCGCTACAAACCTGTCTGCATTTACTAAAGTAGTAGATGTTGCAGATGTGTTACCATCTACAATATTTAATTCAGCAGCAGTTGAAGCAACATTTGTACCACCTATATCTAAGGTAGTTACAGATATTTCTCCTGCAACAGTTACTAAACCATCTGCTACAGTTATCAAATCAGTATCATCTGTATGACCTATTGTTGTTCCATTAATTAAAACATCGTCAATATCTAACGAACCGCCAGTAATTAATCCTGTTGTTGTAATAGTTGATGAACCAGTATCAATAGTTCCAAATCCAGAAGTAATTGAACCAGAATTTAATGCTCCAGTTGTTACAATATTACTACCGCCCACTGAATGAGAAGCAAAATAAGTAGAAACAGTGTCAACATTGGTCATACGCATTGTACCACCATCATTGATTAATATACCATCACCACTTGCTACTGCCGTAGTACCTCTTGCCGTACCCCCGTCAATTAAATTAATTTCTGACGCGGTTGATGTGACTGCTGTGCTACCTAAAGTAAATTGTCCATCTGGTACAATTAAACCTGCCGCACCACCAAGAATTAAATCATCAGCCGATGTGTCCCATAACATATAGGCACTTGCTGTGTCTCCGAATAATTTTACATCATATCCTTGATCATCTGCTCCAACTGTAAATGTTGCATCTAGTTGAACTGCACCATCAATATCAACAGCATCTAAATTAGATGTACCGTCAATATCCATGTTACCAGATATATCTAATTCAGTCGCAATAACCTTATCATTAAATGTTGCAGCACCAGCCGCGGACATATCTAATGATAATGCTGTTATTGCACTTCCACCATCATTACCTTTAATTGAAAAATCTTTATCTGAAACTTTAGTTTCTAATATAACATTACTAGAAGAATTATATAATCTAGCCATTTCAGTGCCATCATCTTCATAGACAACACCACTTCCTGCTGTTCCTGCATCTAAGGTTATACCTCCAGCTGACTCTAAATTAATTGAATCAACGGCTGTACCATCCGATACAACATCTAAATCACCATCAGCATTTGAATAAATATATGTTCCTGTATCTTGAAACATTAATTTTTCTGTACTATTAACTAATACATCATCTTCAATTTTAAAATAATCCTCATCTTCCATCCAGGTGATAATACCATCGGCTGATTCACCATCAAATTTTAAAGAATAATCAACACCAGTTGCTCCTGTTCCAAGAATAAAATCGTTACTTGCATCAAGATAAGATGCTTTGCTTGCTGGTAAAGTTGTAAATACATCTTTTGTTCCTGCACTAAAATCAACCGCTGAATCACTGTTTGAACTTGCAATTACAGTAGTTCTTGCTAATGTATCAGTTGTAGCATCAGTAACAGTCCCAAGACCAGTCTCCCATTCTGCTGCATCACGGTTAACAATGGCGTAATATGTTGTATTACCATCACCAACACCTGCAACAAATGTTTGAAACCCTGAAACTGCACCACTTAAATTAAGAGTACCAGTTCCAGTCGTCGTCGATGTTTCTTTTACTCTATCATCTAAAACTAGAGCCATAAATTATCTCCTTATGCTAGCCTAATAATAGCATTACTTGCATCGGCTGTTGGAAACTGAATTGTAAATGTTCCACTTGTTGACGTTTTATCGCCACCAAAATCCAACACACATACTGCTTTATTAGAATTACTACTATTATAAATTAATGCACCTCTTGCTGTAATTGTAGCTGATGTAAATGATACATCAGAAAAATCACAAAGAGCAGTAGTTCCAGAAGTAGTTGGTGTTACGCTTGTTAACGATCCTCCTCCTGCTGTATATGTTCCAGAGGCGGACACCTCATTAGAACTTGAATAAGCAGTTGTAGAGGCTCCTAATGTAGCTGAACTTGAATACAATGCAATTTTAAACGTGTCACCAGTTGTAGCTGTAAAGTCATGTCCTTCAACAAGAACCTCCTGTTTAAAACTGGTACAAATAGCTTGAGTTATTGCCATGTTCTATCCTCCTATGGATTATGTGATTGCAAAGGTAGCCTTAGTGCTCCATGCATATATTCATCTCTTCGATGCCTACCTTGTTGCTCTGCAGCTAACTCTTGTAGGGCTCGTTGATATGATTGTTCGTATAATTGCAGCATTTCTGCTGGTCCCTTCAAGAATTTGAAGGCCTCGGCAAGACATCCATACAACATTGCCGACGGGGCATTGTTGCTCAACCATGTGGTTGTATTACTACTAGAAAGTCTTGTTGGTAATCTAGTAATTGCTAATTCTATGTTATATGCTGCATCGGGCGTCGGCGCAACATATAATGAGTTATGATCCCACCATGCCCAGTATTTTGGTGTACTTGTAGATGCTCTTACTGGCCAATATTCGTTCATAAAACTAATATCTCTTTGCTCTAAAAATGTTCTTGTTGCCGTTCCTGAAGCAGGATAAATATGAACACTTCTAATTGTAGCAAGAGATGTAGGTGTTGGATTAGTTCCTCCTGGTAAAGATAAAAAGGGACTACTTGTTGTTAAAGCTGATGATTGATTAGATTTAAAAACATCCAAATCAACATCACGAAGAATCCTATTTTCAACATGTTCGATAAAATCATCCGTTATAGTTGATGATAATACATCTGTGCTTACTTCTGTGTAATTTAAAATCTGTGTTGTTAATTCTGCATATGTAGTCATGATATACTCACCGTTACTGGGTTAACTTTCATACTCATTAAAACAGGACTTTGTGTTTGTGGAGACATTGTGTCATTTTGATCAAAAAAAGTTTTACTTCCAACATGAACAATAACAGGTTCTCTTCTAGCAGGGCGTGCATTATGAAGTGATTCTCCATCAGCAACATGTGTACTAGGTTCATCCTGTGGATGTCTTGCTTCAAATTCTGATTTATGAACTAAAGATCCATTCCATTCTTTAATCATTTCCTTATATGGAAATTCTAATCCACTTCTATCAGATATAGCTTTTGCATATTTTCCACTTGCATTAGGCATTAAATAACTCCTATTTTAGGAACAAGATTAACACTTGCTCTTGTACTGTCTTCTGCTGAAGCTCTTTGCCATTCATCTTCATAAGCAGCTTTTAATAATTGGATTCTATCAGGTGCCTTTTTCATTGCTAAATAATAAGCAAGACCTGCTGTTAAACTTGGTAAAAATCTAAAAGGTACTTCAGAATTATTTGTATAGTCACCTGCATCATTAATTCTTGTTAAAGCATAATACTTAAATGTATCTGCAGCATCAGGTGTTGGATAAACATATAATTTTGGAGTTATAGTTCTTTCAAGATAAAATTGTGTTGGTGTTCCTTCAGTAGATTTTTTAGACAAATGTAAATATTCTGCCCTACTTAATCTATCTAATTGCTTATCAACAGTTGTATCAGAGGCTTCATATAAAACAGCAGATAAAACATCAACAAGATCTGTATCAAGGTCATAACTTGATGTACTTGCTGCTAGTGTCTTTGTTCGTTGTTCAATTGTCCAAAGATTCAATCCTCTATTTGCCCATTCCGCAAATAAAAGGTTCATGGACCTTCGAGCCATTTTCAAATCAAAACCAGAACGTACGGCAAGACCGCATCTCTCATATGCTTCTTCGATAATTTCTTCGATTGTTAAATCGAAAGTTGTAGTTCCTGAAAGAGCCATTTAAACCCCTAGAATGTTTTTCTTAACTGTAATACTATAGTGTAATGATCGTGGTTATCATGTCCATGAGTTGTTAAGTCAATATCACCATCAATACCAGAACCAGCATTATTTTTAATGCCACCAAATGATCTAAAATCCATATGTCCTGAAACATTCCCTGCTGCTGCGCTTCCACCTAGAACTGCTGCTACAACATTACTTGATGCATTCCATTCTAAAGCTACTCTCATTCCACCAATATCATACCATATTTGTTCGATATGAACTCGTGAACAAGCTGTACCGTCTGCTGATGAAGTTAAACTTGCTACATCAACTTTTTCAACTGAACTTTCTCCAGTGCCATCTGATATGTTTGTTAATTTTACGATAGCAATCCTATCGCCGTCTGATAATGTTTGACTTGTTACTGCGTCTGCCATTTTTCCTCCTGTTGGAGAGAGGGGACTTTCGTCCCCGCTCCATTAAAGTTTATTTTATTCGAAGATTAATCTACTCATTGCTTCGAATTGAACATCTAAAGCCGCCGCTGCACCGTCACCTGCTTCAATTCCAATATATGGAATTAAATCAATATCGTCGGTCATAGCTACTGACTTTTGAGTTTTATCATCAATATCTGCTTGAGTTGTACCAGTAACTGAAGTTGAACCATCAAAGGTTGTGCATGCAGTTTGTGATACACCGTACTGTACACCATTTACAAATATTTCCATTTTTCTGTCACCATCAATTTTAATTTTTAAATGATAGTTTGTGCTTGCTGCTACTGTAATACCTGTATTAGTTAAGTAATCAGTTCCAGCTACAGAATAAATGAAATACAACGGTGTATAAGTTGATAATGCTTGTCCATTTGTTGCATCAGTTGCAAAATAAAAATAAGCCTGGTTTGCATCAGTTTGTGGTAATTGATCGTTTGTCAATTTTAAACCAGCCCATATTTTTTGGTTGTCAATTGCAGAACTTGTTCTAATTCCACATTCCCAATGAACATAATTTTCAGTACCCCATTTTGTATTAGCCCAAGCTCCTTGCTTAGTATCTAAGTGTGGTGCTACAATCATTCTATCTTGGTCTGCACCAGCAGTTGTTATAGTCATACCTGCAACGGTAGCACTATAAGTAGCAAGAGCTGATGTATGATTAGTCCCTAATATTTCAAAGGATCTATTTACAGGTGTATTTGTAGCTTCAGTAGTTGAAGCTAAATCTCCATTAATACCTGGTAAATGATTAAAATACTCTTCTAAATAGTATCTTCTTGTGTCTTTGATCCCTAAATCATGAACGGTTCTATCTGCATCCACACCTGTAGAATCAGTTATGTTGTAGATTTTGAAGCCTTCTTTTGATCTAACTGGACCAGTAAAGCTAGTATTAGCCATAATTTACTCCTTGGTTGTATAAACCATTTGTTATGCCGTCTTTATACCGTCTGCCTAGCCAGTCTGCATAACTAATTAATGCTAGGATAAAAGGGCGGAACATTCCGCCCTTTTAAATATTAATCTAAGCTCCTGGTGAACCAAAGATACCTCTAGGATCAGACCAGCCGAAGCTGTATCTTTCTCTAGCTTTGTATCTAACGTTACCAGTATCAAAGTCACCTTCCATTGCAGTTTTAATCGGTGAACGATTAAAATGCTTCAGACCATTTGGTGCATCAGTCTTAATAAACCAAGCATCAGTATCAGTTAGGTAATGGTTAACATCGTAGCCTCCAGGAATCATTCCTTTTGATCTTACTGCGTTAATGTCATTATCTGCTGTACCTACTCTTAGGTCAGTTTTCATAAGTCTTTCTGCAACAAATTGAAGATTGACTGGGATAATCATCTTAGCCGCTTTAACCGCTATTTTTAACCCACGATTGTCAATTAGACCAGCAATGTCAATCAATGCTTGTTCTAATGATGTTTCGTTCAAGTCAGCTGCTGTTGATAGTTCGTTTTTGTAGTTACCACCACTTACAGTTAAGTGAGCAGTAGAACACAATTCGAGACCATCACCGCCAGTGTAAGAAGAGTTAAATGCTCTGTTAAGAACATTTGCACCCTTAATTTCCTTAGCGTTAGCCATTGAACGTGCCAATGCTTTAGTGTAACGAGAGCTAAGTCTGTCGTAAAGGTTATCCTCTACAGCTTCCTCAGTAATCGCAAAAGCTAAAGCAATTGTTTCGTGTGAATAACGGCTTGTGTGAGCTTCAGTAGCATCATCGTATTGGATACCTGCTCCTTCAGCCTTCACTGGTGCGTTGCCAAATCCTGAAAGTTCCACTTCTTCTTCAAAAGCTCTGTCTGAACTTTCAACATCGAAGATTCCCTTCCATTCCTGATCATACCGTGCATATTCGAGACCGAATAATGCGTTCAATCCTGGTTCAAGCTCTTTGACGAGTTGTGAACGAGAAATAGCCATTAGTTAGCCTCCTATATTCCAGCAGTATTGCTATAATAAAGTCCTTCGTTAATTCTAACGAGGAAATTACAGTTAGCTGCTGTTGTATCACTGTTATCAGGATCTTTGGATAATTCGACAATTCTAAAGTT